TTGATCAACGATTTTAGCACCTGCTTTTCTAAGTTGTTGGTAGAAAGCTGGTGGTGCAACGAACCATCTATTTTCTTCTGGTACATCATTACCATCAAGAACTGTTTTAGCTGCTGACATAATATCTGTTAATGTGTCAACTGCTGCATCACCATCGATAGGTGAACCATCTGTTCCTGTATTAGCTGCTGAAGTACTCGCTCCAGAGTAAATTGCACTTAATACATTAAAGTCGTAGTTCTTTTTAAGTGCATAAGCACCTGAAGAAGTTGCAAGAGCTTCAAAGTTTACATGTGATTGTCTTTCTTCGATGTCATCTACTTTAAACGCAAAGTACGAACCTTGGTCGACAGTCAATTGAATTTGATCGTCTGCAAGTGTTTCTGTGTTTACTGTTTGACCTCTAGCGTAGTCATTCACCGTAATAGTCGGCTCTTTTATTATATTTACTGTGTCGCCAAAATTTTCAATTTCTCCAGCGTAATCAGTGTTTGTAATGTCTTCTACAACTGATGCTCTTCTGAAAAACTTTTGAACCTTCTGACTATAAATTGCTGGAGCCCAATTACCTGATGGTAAATTTTGGTATCCAGTTGCTTTTCCCATTGTTGCCATAATGTTTGCCTTTGTTTATAGTTGTTAGTTTAAGGTTGAATCCTACCTTCTCTTGATGCGTCATCGATCTCTGCTTCAAACTTCTCAAACGTTCGTCTATCCATCTTACCAATTTCAGAATTAGACCAGATTTTCTTTGTGGGAATATCTGATTCTGTAGCTTTACTAGTTTTTGTTATAGCTTTAGCTGCTTCTTTCTTAACAGCTGTTCCCTCTTTCTTATTTAATTTACTAGTACCTTGATCCATTTTATATAGATCAATTGCTCTGCCAGCTAATTGTGCATTAGATGTATTTTCATACAACCAACTTTGAATAACTGGATCTTGCTTACTAGCCCATTCATGAAACTCATCTTTCTGACGAATCTCACTAAAGTCAGGGTGTGCTTTTAACAACTCCACTTCAGCTTTTTCTTTACTAACTTGTTCTTGTTGAACTTGAAGACTTTGGTATTTCTCCTCAATCTCTTTTGCTCTAGCATCAGCCTTTGTCATAGCTATGGTTTCAACCATATCATAAACATCGGGATACTCCTGTTTCCAAGCATCTAATTCATCCTTAGATTTAGGTGGAACAAACTCTTTAGTAGATGTTTCCAATTGCGTTCTTAAAGTTCTAACTTCATCTTTGTGCTTAAATAAAGTAGAATCATAGTGTTTTTTTAAATCGTCATAACGTTTCTTAAAAACACGATCTTCTGCATTTTCAGGGCGTTCAGTTGAAGGAGTAGCATTAATATCCGAGCTTGCAATTTCTTCAGATGTTTCTGTGTCCTTTTGAACGGTTGCTGCTTCTGCTTGTTCTTGATTAAACTTATTTAATTCACCTTTTGCGAATGCTTCAGTTTCTGCATCATCAACATCATCTCTGTGTTTTTGATACATTGCTTTGCCTTCAGGTTTTTTAAAAAGTTTAGTCTCTTGTTTAGCTTCTGTTTCATTTGAAACTTCAGCTAAGTTTTTTTCTTCTTCCATTATTTTATCCTCATAGGTTGAGTGCCTTATGGATAAGGGTAGCTCACTTCCATAATTTGTGGGCTGAAATTATACTAGACCTTGATCTATTGCATCTGTATCTTCTGGCATAGCATTAGGCTCTTGAGCCATCATACCATTAGGATTAGATGCTTGTACATTTTCAGGTGGCACATTATTGGTATCATCTGATTGTGACTCAGATAATTCTGTAACGAATCCTTGAATGGATTCTTGTTCTGTATTGCTAGGGTATTTTTTTCTAGCGAAATTCTTTACGACTGATACTGGTAGTATAACGTTTTCTTCAGCAGATGTAAACTGCGATATTACGTCACTAGCTTCAGGTATAATTTTTGTTAGTATACTTGAAAGGCTTGGTGATAGTACCATATCTAATTGTTGTTTTTCTTCGTCTGATAAGTTATTTAATTTTTCTATAACAGCAGGATCTTTTAATTCTGGCTTCTGTGCTATTGGTGCAACTGCTGCTGGTGCTTTCTGTTCTTGTGGTTGAGCTGGTTGTTTTAAGTTTGACATGTCAGGTGCTTCAGCTATCTTAGCTGGGCTATTCATTAAACCTGTTGTAGTAACTTCGCCTCCTGGTCCTATTGCCATTATGCTCTTCTCCAATGTGTTAAATTATATTTACTAATTTGTTTATCACTTACAAAGTTACCTAGTGCCCAACATACGGGTTCACCTATACCTGCATATATTCTTCCAAGTAAATCAAACTTACCTTCGTTTAATCTCCATGCAATATCATTTGCTCTGTGTTGTGCAATGTGTTTCCACATCTTTCTATATCTAGGGTATTTCTGCATATGTTTTACAGTTGGTTCTGCCCAAAGTAAATAACCTTTAACATGTGTTATAGATAATGTTTTAAATGTAAATTTTGTATCTCTTACCCAATCTCTAGTAGATAATTCTCCTGTTCTGTGTAGGTCTGTGCAAATAACTCTTCCGCTATCTGAACCACCTCCGCCTCCACCTTCTCCACCAGTTGCTCCTGGACTTGTATCTGTTGCAGTTTCTTTTGCTTGCTTATAAGATGCAGCTTGTGTTTTCATGTTTGCAGTATCTGATTTAAATTTATCAGACATAGGTTTATTAGTTTTCTCACGTCTTGCAATTGTTGCTTCTCTAGTAGCTACTCTTTTATTACCAGCATTTTCTAAATTACCAAAGTCTGAAGTTCTATTCATACCTGCATATAAATCTGTTGCAGGATTACCAGATATTCTTTGGCTACCTTCGTTAGTATTAAAGTATCCTTTGTTTACTTTTTGTACAGCTGTTTCTTTTGGTAACATACCTGCTATCATTTTAGCTCCAGCCAAAGATGGACTAACTATAGCACCTAACACTCTCCCACTCATTTGAAGTGCTTTATTACTTTTAACAGAGTCTATTACACCTGATACAGTATCTTGTACTGCTGATGTAGCTCTTGATTTTATACTAGGTGGCTTACTATACTTAACACCAGTTTGACCCCGTAAAATTCCATCTTGATATTGTGGCTGTATTGAATCTGTGGCACCAATACTTTCTTGTGGTGCTGCTTGATCTGCTTTAGTTTGTCCAGCTTTTATATCCTGAGTTTGTCCATATGCAATATTAGTCATAGGATCACCAACATTTCTAACTGTAGGTTTATTTACGTCTGCAGTTTTAAGCATAGGTGTAGATGTATCTTGTTGATCTGCCCCACCACCATAAGTATTCATTGGTGTAAATACTTCTGTAGTTTGTGCTTTAATAGTATCTTCTGTAGCTTTCTTAGTTGTATCAGCAACACTTGTAGTATCACTAGTTTTTAAATCAGGTAAATTTAATTTATTTACTTGTTTAAAGCCTACTGATTTTAAATTGTAATTACCACTAGCATCTTGTTCTAATTCGTAAGTACCACCTCCAACTCTTGATGTATCAAATGTATTTGCCATACTATTCTTCTTTATTCCTTTTAATTGTTTCCTTTAGACTGAGGATCTTGCGAAGCAAAACCAGCTTCCCCTGGCATCGGTACATTACCTGTTCCGATATTGCCACCTCCATTTCCTGTTGGATCTGTTGGCGAAGCTCCTGGAGGTACTCCTCCCATATTGCCCATTGGACTTGGTTGTCCACTATTGCCTGTATTCGTTTGATTTCCATTTACCATCCCCATTATTTGTGCATATATTGCTGCTTTCTCTGGATCATTAACCAATTGATCTGGATCAATGTCTAGTGACTTAGCAACTTCTTTTAAACATGTATGCCATTTAACAAAAGGTGCTAACGATGGGTTAGACGCTGTTTGCATAAATGTCATTAGTCTTTGTGATCTTACTTCCTTCTGCATCAAAGAAGATGTTCCTTGTGCTTTAATATCTAGATCACCTTGTATCTCTGGTCTTTCACTATTGAATTGCATGTTCCAATGAAACAATGAATTACCTAGGGGCTTTAATAAATAGTCATCAATGTTTTTAATAACTGTTTTAATACTTAATGCTGCAGCACCCATCAACATAGACATACCTGCTGCCGTTCTTGTAGTTGATTGTACTCCAGTTGTACCATGTGAGTACGATGGTATTCCAGTTGACTCATCTGCTAGTTGTCTGAATCTATCAAACATCATTAAATTTTCATTAGCAGTATTTGGAAACTTAATACCATGTATCGCTTGACCTGGCTGTCCACTCTGTCTTCTAAAAATTTTACCAGGGAATACTTTCATATCTTGTCCTGGTACTAACATTGTTTCATCAACATCAAATACTAAATTACCTGATAGTGCTAAGTTATCAATTGCCATTCTTGCATGACCATTCATAACTTGTTGTGAATCTTGCATGTTCTCTGGTATACCTACACCAAAGAATTGATAAGGGTTTAACTCATACGGACAAACCATATAAGGTATTCTTTTTGGTGAGAAAGGATTTTCTACTACTCTTAAAACTTTACCACCACATATCCAAACGTTAACAGATATAACATCTAATTCATCATCATATTCAAAATCTAGTTCTTCTGCTAATTGTTTGCTTATTACACCCCAATATTCTAATACTTCAAATCTATTTTTATATAGTGTTGAAGTGTTTTCTCTATCATACAAAGAAGATTCATATCCTCTTGTTTGATAGTTTGGTCCCATGTCTAAACATTCTCTAATCTTTTCAGCATTAAACATAGGTTTCTTTGCAAGTTCTGCAAATTGTTCTCTGTTGAAAGAATGTCTTTGAATTACATATTCAGCATCATTCATATTAGTTGCATTAGGATCTGGGTAGAAATCCCAACATGATACTGCTTCAATACCTGGTACGTCTTTACCAATCTCCATCATTGCTGATGCCCCAGTTTCCTCATCTGTAGAAAACTTGTATTGTGTTTTTACATTTGTAAATGGACCTTTTAAAATTCCTGTACCTAGTAAAGCCATTTCAAAAAGTACATGTCTCATAACTGAGATAGCATCACTCTCTTCTAACTGATCGTGAATTACTTTTTGCATTTTAGATGCTGCCATTGCAGCTGGCTCTATCTGTGGTTGTGTTTTTAAATCAGGAGCATCTCCCTCTTCAAAACCTACATTCATATACTCTTGTGCTAGATCTTTCATTAAAGATTCTGCTGTAGCACCTTTTGGTATTCCACCACCATCACCTGGAAAACCATATGGGCTTTCTGTTTTTGGTTGTTGTGGATCTTGTTCTTTCTTTGGATTAAGATGAGCATACTCTGCTACACCTTCTGGCATTGCTGTAGGTGTTACACCAATTGGAAACTTACCTGCTGAAAACAGCACTTCAATAAGTTGACCAAACGCAGCAAGTACCTTAGTCTTTGTTACTTTAACAAATACTTTAGATTTCTCACTATCACGAAAAGTTTGTTCTGGACCATATAGTCCTCTATAGTTTCTGTAAGCAGATAGCCATCTCTTCTCATCTTGAAGTCTTGCTGTTTCTGCTTGACTGAACTTTTCTCTTACGTATCCTACAAACGGATCGTAGTTATCCTTTTCGTTATTATCCATCTAGTCCTTTTTAAATTGTCCTGTTGGCTCTAACTTCTTTTTATCTTTAACTGCTTTCTTTAAATTAGTTAGTTCTGCTTCTGTTAAAGTAGGATTCATACTTAACTCTTTAGCAGTTTCTAAATTAACTGCTGAGTATCCTTTCATCTTAGAAGCATTAATATCCATTCCAGATATATCAGCTTTATAATTTTTAGTTAAAGATTCCTTATCAGCTTTATACTTATCAAACATCGTATACTTAGGATGTTCGTTAGTATATTTTTTATCTGTAAGCATGACTAGTAGTCTCTTTCTTCAGCCATTCTAAATATTGATGGATCAACTTTTGATTTAGCACCTGGCTTATCATTGCTGTCTCCAGCAGTTGAACCCTTAGTAACTTTTGAATTAGGGTCTATTGCTAATTTTTCATTTCTAACTTTAGCCACATCAGCTGAAAGTTCACCGTGTTTGTATCTTTTATTTATATCCATTGCTATTCTCCTTTTTTGTATAGCCTTGGTAGCCATAGAATTTACTATCTGTAAGTTTTTTAGCTCCCATTTTTTTTCTTCTTTCCATCACTAAATGAGCTTTAAGTTTTTCTTTAAACTTTGCTTTCTTTTCTGGTGGATTCTTTTCGTTAAACTTTTTTTTCTTTTTTTCTTTTATTTCTGATTGAAGTTGTTTATCATCAACAAGCTCCATAAAACTATAGCTTTTGTCAGCCATTAGTAATCCTTCTCATCAGCCAACTTATTAAAGTTAGCATCTAATTGGCTTCTGAATTTTTTAGGTTCATGATAGCCAAAATTTCCATCTTGAGTTTCAGCAGCCCTATCTTCTCTTTTGATACTTATCTTAAGATCTCCAGGTTCTTGATTAGGTTGCTTACCTTCAGGAGTAGAGCTTAGATCACCTTGCTTAACTTTAGCTTTGGGGTCAAATTTCATTTCCATATTGTTCCTATATTTTTATTTTTTTTATTTGTAAAACGTTTGTTGTTGGGAGAGTAGTATAACCACCACCTGTCTTTACTTTACCATTATCTTCAAATATAAAATCTGACATAATGATAGTTCTTTTATCGTCTTGAAATACTAAGTATCCTAAACTACAACATATTGCTGTGCTAGAACTTTTAATATCTGGAAGTTCAGCCCAGCCTGCATCTCCAACGATATCTTCCCATAATATCTGTACTAGATCATAAGGAAAATTCTTTTTATCTATAGTAGGTAACTTTACTTTTTTCATATATCCTCTCTGTTAATATCCAAATATTTTATCTGAGGGGACAAAATTAGCTGTTCTATTACTGTTACCAAATGCTTTGTTTGCATAACTTGTATGTATCGGTCTACTCATACATCCGTATCTTAGTGCATCATATGCGTGATCTTCTACGTGTGTATTAATATCTTCAGGATTACTATCATCTAATGGTAGTGTAGGAAATGTTCTTAACAAATTTCTACAATTAGAAAATATACGAATGCCTGGTTCTTTATCTTCAACCTTTAATCGTTTGTGGATTTCTAGCTTTCCACTAATTCTACTTCTTCCTGTTCTATCAGAAGGTCTCCAACGACACCCAGCTTGAATCATTGTTTCTGCAATGCTTGGACCTATATCACCACGTCTTGCCCATGTACTAGCGTCTAAAACCCCGTAGCGTATGTATTCTCCACTCTCTAGGTCTAAGACTTTCTTTGCGAAAATATCTGCTGTAATCTTTTGGGTATACAACTCTCTATAAACCCATAGATTATTATCATAATCAATAGCAAACCATAAACAACAAGCAGGAGAACTGTAACCCCAGTCAGCAGCACGAAATCTTTGCCAGCCTTTAGGTATTTCAAAAGGTTCAACAACATGTAAGTCCCTATCAAATTCTGAGAATGCTGCATTAGAGAATGCATCCCAATCTCCGTTTAAAAATTGCTTTCTTTGTACTTCTGGTAATGATGATAACATTGCATAGTAATCATCAGTCTGCATAAGGTAAGGATTGTCCTGTAACTTAGCGGGTATAAACTTTCTAGTTATATACTTTGTCCCTGAAGGTGTAGAAATCTCTATGTTAAAAGCTGTATTAGGATCTATAGGATCCACAAACATCTCTTTAACCCATTGTGATCCAACATTACCTGGGTTACCTGTAGCCCTCATGTATACTGGTATACTCGGATCAACTGATCTAAGTGACGATCTTAGAAAATTATATATATCTGGCGAAGGATATTGTGGAAGTTCGTCTATTCCTATCCATGTGTAAGACTGCCCTTGGTAACGTAATACGTCTGTCATGTTCTCTGCATAACCAAACTCTATTTTTGCTCCTGATGGGAATCTCCATTCTTTTTCTTGCTCTCTCCATTTTGCTCCTGGATATGCTCTTGAGTATAATCTTTGAGAATGATTAATCAAATCTCTTAACTCTGGCATAGTTCTACGAAGTAGTAGACAACGATGATGTTCTTTATGACAGTACCTTAGAGGATCTATTAACATGGCGTATGATTTACCACCACCTCTTGCACCCCCGTAAAACACTTCTCGTTCTGATGCAGCTAAGAAATCTCTTTGTGGACCTTTGTTAGGTTGAAAGATTATCTCTTTACCTGCTAGATGTTCCTGTACGTTTGCTGGAACTTCGTCTATTACGTCTTGGGTTATAAGCTGCTGTTCTTTTCCATCTAATACTTTGTCAATGGTTAACAATTTATCCTTGACATTTTTTGCATGGATCTTAGCTGAACGTAAAGTTTGTTCTGCCTTTGCAACTTTTTTACGTGTTCTTGCTATTGCCTGCTTAGCCGACTGCTTGGCTTTGGTCTTTACTTTCTTCTTTGGCTTTGGCAGCGGTATCTCTGGTAACTCTTTTTCTAAGTCCGACATATGATATGTATCTTTTCGTTTTTGCTGATAACCAAATAGCAACCTCTCGGTATGAACATGTTTTTAAAAATTTCTTTGCTTCTTCTAAAGCATCTAATTCAAATTGTATTGGCTCAATATAATCTGTGTCTTCTGCTAATTTATATCCAAAAGGAATAGTTCTAGCTTTTCGTTTAATCACTTAATTCTTTTTTTTCTTTTCTAAATCTTTTAATATTAAATCAGATATTCTATTATTTTCTTTTATCTGTTTAGCACTAGCAACTTTAAGTATTTTTCCACCAGGTACAAATCTAGTTAGATCCTGTACTTTTTTTTTATCTGGGTATGCATTTGAATAATTTTTGGTCATATTAATCCTGCACTGGGGTTACGATTGATTCTTCTGGTTCATTCTTAGCTGGTAATATAAACATACCATGCTTTAAATTCATATTGATATCTAATTGATCTTTCTTTACAATACCAATACGGTCTAATATTTGTTTTGCTGCTTCCATTCGGATACTAGCGTGTGGAGTTGTTCCATCTTCGTCTAACAAGTTTACCATTCTAGTTGCAGCCTTCGCAGAATGTATGGCTAAATAATTTTCTGCTCTTTTAACAATCTCGTCTTTTAAATTACGCAGAACTTTAGGATATGAATGTTCTGAGTAACCTGCTAGCTCTCCTGCCTGTCTTGGATTTCCTTGGGCTTCTCCGAATAATGCGTCTAGAAACTTTTCCTGTGAGACCGTCAAGCTTTTCTTTTGAGTGTTTGTTGTAATAGAATCCATTGTTTGCATTTACCAACTCCATGATTTCCTTGAAAGGAAGTTCTAGAGCTTTAGTGGGTATCAAGTTATTTTTTCTTTTTTAATTTTTTAAAGAACTCAGATCCAGTCTTAGAGGATTTGAATTTACTGAAGATGCTTTCTTTCTTCTCAGCACCTTTAGTTTTAGTAGGATCAAATCTATCTTCTCTCTTACCTTTAGTAGTTAAGTAGCCTTTACCACCTAACATGAATTTAGATTTACCTTCTTTAGTAGCAGCATCGAAAGCTTCTTTGAAAGATCTTTTCTTTCCTGGCATAACTTTAGCATCATCTCTGCTTTTTGCAGATTTGAACATGCTTTCTGCAGCATACATCTTAGATGTAGCAGCTTGATTTCTTTTACCTTGTGCAACTGAAGCTTTTGCAGCTCTTTTTTCTTTAGCTAGTCTTCCTTCGAAGATACTACCAGTCTTTTTAACTTTTGTCCTTGCTTTATAAGCAGCCTTATTCTTATAAGTAACACCGTTTGCAACGATACTACCATCATCTTTAATTTTTATTCCAGCCATTTGTTTATATCCTTATTTGATTGTTAAACTTATGGGAATCCTAGGTGTTCCCTATAAATTGGTACAGTTTAGTGATGACCGATTGTGCATGAGTGCATGCTGTAGTGTTTGTGTGTCCTTTTAAAGTGTACCTGATTCTAGTATACACACAAATATAACTTTTGTCAAGTACTAATTTAAATTATTTTTATATTAAAGCATTATTGTTAAAAATAATCATTGACAAAAGGTAGAAGTGGGTGTATAATGTAATTAAGGTTACACGGGGGGGTTTATATATAATATATACTTAAATATACATACCCCCTAGGGAACACCCTAGCATATAGCCAGGAGATTTACAGAATATTGTAACCTAGTATGTAGCCACAGGGTGGTTTACAGGGGAATTGGGGATTTTAGTACGATCCTATATGTATATATGTAGTACCCCCCTAGTGCCCTTGCCTACCCACCCAAAAATATTCCCTCGTGTAAAACTTAGAAATTATCTGGGGGATATCTTGTGGTTTCGTTTGGGGAGAGTTGGGGGGAGAGTAAATTTTTGTACCTAGTACAACCCAATGTTAACCTAGTGTGAATTTAATTAGTACCTAGTTAAATCATAGTAGTATGATAATCATACTGTAAATAGAGCTTCATTTGATTTATAGTACAGATACAAAAAAAGCCCTGATGTTTTAAGTCAGGGCTTAGTTGTTAGCTAGTGTTAACTATGCAATCTTAGAAATTCTAACCAAAGA